CGTGCGCACGTGGGCTAGCCAGTCGGCCATCACCGTTTCGCGAGTCATACGGCTGCGTCCTCCAGCGGGCAGGCGGGGTGGCGGACGGCCCAGTAGCGCACGTTCGGGTTCGCGTCGTGCCGCGCGGCGTCGGCCAACGCGTCGGGCGCGCAGGCGGGGTGCAGCATGGCCCAGTAGCGCACGTCCGGGTTCGCGTCGTGCCGCGCGGCGTCGGCCAGCGCATCGGGTGGCACGTGGGCTAGCCAGTCGGCCATCACCGTTTCGCGAGTCATACGGCTGCGTCCTCCGGCGGGCAGGCGGGATGGCGGACGGCCCAGTAGCGCACGTTCGGGTTCGCGTCGTGCCGCGCGGCGCGCGCCGGACATGACCATTCCAAGGTGCTCTTGCTCCATCGGTCACTCCCTTCGGCCACCTCTTCGGGCACCTCTTCGGGCACCCCTTCGGGCACCCCTTCGGGCACCCCTTCGGGCACCCCTTCGGGCACCCCTTCGGGCAGCACCGGGTTTGGTGCTGGCGGTGCAAATGGGATGAGGTCGGGCACTGCGTGCCCTATCTCGATTATCTTACCGATACGCATATGGCCTCCGTCGTGTCACCGGACACTGGTAGCGGGTTGCTATCTCCGCCATTGTCTGGTCAGTCGTCCACCACGGCGCTATCACGGCGCGCACGATTACTGCTTCCGCCCGCCAGCCTTCGTCTCCGCGCACATAGTCGCCGACCGTTTCGACTCGCATCAGCGCCATTGCGCCCTTGGCTTCGGGTAGATCCCCGTGGGGGCTGGTGGCTGCGTGTATCCCGGCCTCGCCGCGCACGGCAGCCTTCGTGCTCCACCGGTCGGCGCGCAGTACCGGTGATATCCAGGGCGTGCCGTAGTGTGGCGAGTGCAGTGTTGATCCTGCAAGGATACATGCGCGCCAGCCCATCAGTTTGGCCATCGGACCTCCTAGACGGTTGTGGTTCCCACGCGCGACTGGCTCACCCAGTCGCGCCAGTAGCCGGGGTCATTACTGGCGTCGCAGGCTGCCATGCGTTCAGCCCACGTGCCGACCGGCGAATGCACCGCCACTTCACCGCGCCGGTGAGCAGGGGCGTTGCTGGCGTCGCAGGCTGCCATGCGTTCAGCCCACGTCCCGACCGGCGAGCGCACCGCCACTTCACCGCGCCAGTAAGCGGGGTTGTGGCTGGCGTCGCAGGCCGCCATGCGCTGGCGCCATGTTCCGACCGGCGAGCTCGCCGCCGCTTCACCGCGCCAGTAGGTAGGGTTGTCACTGGCGTCGCAGGCCGCCATGCGTTCGGCCCACGTCCCGACTGGCGCGCGCATTGCCACCTTGCCGCGCCAGTGGGCGGGGTCATCACTGGCGTCGCAGGCCGCCATGCGCTGGCGCCATGTCCCGACCGGCGAACGCGCCGCCACCTTGCCGCGCCAGTAGGTAGGGTTGTCACTGGCATCGCAAACCGCCATGCGCTGGTGCCATGTTCCGACCGGCGAGCTCGCCGCCACTTCGGTGCGCCAGTAGGCGGGGTTGTGGCTGGCGTTGCAGGCCGCCATGCGCTGGCGCCATGTCCCAATCGGCGCGTACGCAGCGAGCCAGCCGCGCCAACCGGGGCGGCACGCAGGATGCGTTATCAGCGCGTGGAACGTGGCACCGTTGGGGCAGTGCTTGCGCATCGCCGTGATGGCTGCGGTGCATGCGCCTAGGTGCCGCAACGTCGCAACCGTGATGCGTGTCATGGTGTCGTGGCTCCCGCGCGTCGCCGAGTGAGCCGCCTACGCCAGTAGGCGGAGTTGTGACTGGCGTTGCAGGCTGCGATGCGCTGGCGTCGCGTGCCGACCGGCGAATACACCGCCACTTCGCCGCGCCAGTAGCCGGGGTCATTACTGGCGTCGCAGGCTGCCATGCGTTCAGCCCACGTGCCGATTGGCGAGCGCGCCGCCGCGTCGCCGCGCCGGTAGGCGGGGTTGTCGCAGGCGTCGCAGGCCGCCATGCGTTCAGCCCACGTGCCGATTGGCGCGTGAGTCGCCACGTCGCCGCGCCGGTAGGCGGGGTTGTGGCAGGCGTCGCAGGCCGCCATGCGTTCGGCCCACGTCCCGATTGGCGAATGCACCGCCACCTCACCGCGCCAGTAGCCGGGGTCATCACTGGCGTCGCAAATCGCCATCCGCAGGCGCCATGTCCCGACTGGCGAATGCGCGGCGCTGTAGTAGGCGCCTCGCGGGGTGTACGGCAGTCCGATTTTGCGGGCTATCGTGGTGGCGCTGCGCGAGAGTCGCAGGCGCCAGATAGGCCGCGTGGTTTGGAAGAACTCGCCGTACATTTCCGCCACGGCGCGGATGGCGGTGGCGCGGTCATGGCAGTATTTGGGGCGGGGGTTAATGTTGATGCCCGCGCACCAGATACTGCCGTCGTCGCGCAGCACGATGCTGCGGCGGGGCTTGCCCGGTGTATCGAGCGCGATAGATCCGATGATGTACGTTGCGCGCATCGTGGCCTCCCTAGTCGATCCAGTTGGCTGGGGCGACTCGCCGGCACCGCCGCCGCTCCGCTGCAGTCGCGAGCCGGATACCCATGGTGCTATAGCACGGCTGTCGCCGTCCGTCGGCGTCCAGGTACCATTGGTCCTGCACCGGCAAGCCCCGCCGCAGCATATCGCGCTGCTGCGCCCGGGTGCACCGGTACACGTGCCACGTGTTTGTGAATCCGGCACTGGTGCTGGACCGGTACGCGTTTACGGCGATGTAGTGTGCCATCTTTCCCCCCCCCGGTTAGCGTTCGCTGTCCGACGTTTGCACGTCCCGTGCCGTGGCTGGCGACGCGCTAACTCGTTACTGGTCAACGATTTGCATTATGCAAGAGTGGCCGGCTGATGCGTTGGCGCCACAACACGTGGTGCGTGGTCACTATATGTGTCAATACACTGTCGCGACAGTGTACAGTGTCGCAGGCCGGACCCCAAAAAACACTTGATCTTGACTCTCATCATCACCCACTGTACCATTACCCCGCCATGCGCGATATCTATGATGCTGTCATTCGGGCGATTGAGGACGGCGAGTCGCTGTCCGCCGCCTGCCGGCGCCTCCGTATCCCGAGACGGTCATTCTATGATGCGCTCGATGCCGCCGCCACCGGCGCTGCGAGTGACCCCACGAGTCTAGCGTACAGGTACGCGCGCGCGTGCGAGCGGCGCGCGGACAAGTTGGCGGACGAGTTAGAGGTGGCGGCGCTGCCGGTGCCGGGTGAGGATAGTGCGAGCGTGCAGGCGCGCCGGCTGTACGTAGACACACTGCGCTGGACCGCCGCCAAGCTGCGGCCGGCACGCTACGGCGATTACGCTGGCCGGGGTCCGGATGTGCGGATCAGTGTGGGCGAGTTGCATCTTGCGGCACTCCAGGCGCATACGGGCGCGGGCGCGGGCGTGGACCCAGTAGCGGTGGACCGGGGTGGCGCGCCGCTGGCGCTGCCGCCAGGAGATGATACGCCCGCGCCTGCGCCTGCGCCCGCGCCCGCGCGCGCGCGGAAGCGGAAGCGGACGCGGAAGCAGCCGCGCAAATCGCCCCCCCCGTCAAACAACAAGGGCACCCCCGAGGAATGTACCCCTCCATCTCTCCCCCCTTTGGGGTTGGGGGTGTCCGAAAAAAATTTGGGGGATTGAGGTGGACGCGTTTCGGGTGTTTGTGGGGCGGTATTATGGGAATCCCGGGTTATTTGTGCGGGAGGTATTGGGGGTAGTGCCGGACGGGTGGCAGGAGGAGGTATTGGGGTGGTACGGGTTAGGGGAGCGGCGGTTGAGCATTCGGAGTTGTCATGGTCCGGGGAAGACGGCGTTGGCGGCGTGGTGTGCGTTGCATCATTTATTGTTCCGGTTTCCGCAGAAGACGGCGGTGACGGCGCCGAGTAGTGGGCAGGCGTTTGACAGTTTTTATGCGGAGTTACGGATGTGGGTGGGGCGGTTGCCGGTGGAGGTGCAGCGGTTATTGGTGGTGAAGACGGATCGGATTGAGTTAGCGGCGGCGCCGGAGGCGTCGTTTTTGGTGGTGAAGACGGCGCGGCGGGAGAATCCCGAGGCGTTACAGGGGATACATTCGGATCATGTGTTATTGGTGGTGGACGAGGCGAGCGGGGTGGACGAGGAGGTATTTGAGGCTGCGGGTGGCAGCATGTCGGGTCGGAACGCGACGACGTTATTGATTTCGAATCCAACGCGGCTGTCTGGGACATTTTACGACTCGCATCATTCGGCGAGGGCGAGTTGGCGGACGATGCACGTGGGGTGGAAGGACAGTCCGCGGGTTGATCCGGCGTATGAGCAGGAGATACGGGAGCAGTACGGTGAGGATTCGAATGTTTACCGGGTGCGGGTGTTGGGGGAGTTTGCGAACGAGGACAGGGACGTAGTGATCCCGTTTGAGCTCGTTGATGCGGCGGTGAATCGTGATGTGCAGGTGAATCCTATGGCGCCGATGGTGTGGGGGGTGGACGTGGCGCGTGGGGGTCGGGACCGTTCTGCGTTGTGCAAGCGGCGCGGGAACGTGGTGCCGGAGCCGGTCAAAACGTGGCACACGGATGATCTGATGACGTTATCCGGACATTTGATGTCGGAATATCGGGCCGCGCCGCCGGCCGAGAGGCCGGTGGACATTCTGGTGGACGCGATCGGGCTGGGGGCTGGGGTGGTTGACCGGCTCCGGGAGATTGGCGCACCGGCGCGGGGGATCAACGTGGCCGAGAGTCCGGCGTTTGACGGGGGGGGGCGGTACCGCAACCTGCGGACGGAGTTGTGGTTCCGGGCGGCCGAGTTTTTCCAGCAGCGCATGTGCCGGATACCCAATGACCCCCAGTTGATCAAGGAATTGTCCTGGCCTTGCTACCAGCCCACGTCGGACGGGGCGAAGATCCAGGTGGAGCCCAAGGATGTAACCAGGAAGGCGCATCAGGGCAGGAGTCCGGATGTCGCGGACGCGTTCGTCCTGACCTTCGCCTCGAACGCGGCGACCATCATCGGCGGCCCCCCGCCAGGGGGCGCGTTGAAACGCAATCTCAAGGGCATTGTCTGATGGCCACTTGCCGGGTGTGCATGCTGCGCCTGTGGCTGGTTCTGGCCTTCCTCGGTCCGTACGGGGTCTGTCCGCTGGGTCATGCGGAGCGGCTGTGAAAGATCTGGTCGAGCTGTTTCGTTACCGTCGCATGGAGTGGGAGGACGAGGACACCCTGCCCGCGTGCCGCGCGCATGGCGGACCAACGAGTCGCAGAATCGCCCACTACTTGTGGCAAAATGCCGCAACAGGTAACTTTCCTTTAGGGGGTAGCGCGTCCGCTCGCGGACCCCGACCTCCCAACCAGGATGCAGCAGGGCCGGCGGCCACTACCCCCGAGGGCGCAGATGGGTCCTGACGAGGTCCGCACCGCAGTCCGACAAATGCTCGATGCCGCGCGCACCTACGACGAGTCCGTCCTGCGCGATTTCCGCACGACCGCAACCGAATACTACCTCGGCAAGCCGCTGGGCAACGAGACCGAGGGCCGCAGCCAGTTCGTCATGACCGAACTGCGCGACACTGTGCAGGCCACGATGCCCTCGCTCATGCGCGTGTTCTTCGGCGGCGAACAGTGTGTGGAGTTCCGCGCCCGCGACAGCGCCGACGTGCCGTTCGCCGAACAGGCATCGGACTACGTCAACTACCTGGTAACCGAGGAGAACAACGGGTTCCGGGTCGCCTACGCCGCGTTCAAGGACGCACTGATTCGCCGACTGGGCATTATCAAGTACTGGTGGGAGACAAGCATCGAGTCCGAGACATACACGCTGGCCAACCAGTCGCCCGACCAACTCCAGGTTCTGCTCACCGACCCCGAACTCACCGTCGGGCTCCCCACCCCGAACCCCGACGGCACCATGAACGTGTCGGTCACCCGGACCCGCACCACGGGCCGGGTCCGCATCGAGGCCGTCCCACCCGAGGAGTTCGTGTTCTCGCCCACCGCGCGCAACCTGCGCGACGCCCTGTGCGTCGCGCACGTCACCCGCCTGCGGCCGGCCGAGCTGATCGCCATGGGCTATGACGCCGACCTCGTCGAGCGGGCGGGCACGTCGTCCACCGACACACAAGAGGAGCAGGCCCGCCGGCCCGAGGGGATCACGGCCCCAGATGGCCTGGACGACCGGGTGGACTACGCCGAGGTCTACGCCTACCTGGACGAGGACGAGGACGGTCTCGCCGAGCACCGGCGGTTCGTCCTGATCGGCACCGAACTCGTCGCTGACGAGCCGTTCAAGGACCGCCCGTTCGCGCTGTTCGAGGCCGACCCCGAGCCGCACACGATGGTCGGGTCCTGCCTGGCCGACGCCACCATGGACCTCCAGCGAGTCAAGACCGCGCTGGTCCGCGCCGCGCTGGACTCGCTGGCCCAAACGGTCAACCCGCGGACCTGGGCGGTCGAAGGTCAGGTCAACATGGCCGACGTGCTGAACACCGAGATCGGCGCCGTTGTTCGCGTGCGAGCCCCCGGCATGGTGGGCGAACTGGTCCAGCCGTTCGTGGGCAAGGAGGTGCTGCCGGTCCTGGCGCTGTTCGACGAGGTCAAAGAGAACCGGACGGGAATGAGCAAGGCCGCCATGGGACTCAACCCCGACGCCCTCCAGTCCTCCACCCGGGCCGCCGTCGCCGCCACCGTCACCGCGTCACAGCAGCACCTCGAACTGCTGGCCCGGCTGTTCGCCGAAGGCATGAAAGACCTGTTCAAGGGCGTGCTCCGACTCGTTGTCCAGTACCAGGACCGCCCCAAACTGGTGCGGCTGCGCAACACCTACGTCGAGATTGACCCGCGGCCGTGGAACGCGGACATGGATGCCACGGTCAACGTCGCGCTCGGCATCGGTCTGTCAGAAGAAAAACTCCAGGCATTGGCGGGCATCGCCCAGAAACAGGAAGCGCTGCTCCAGTTGCTCGGCCCCGCGAACCCCGTGGTCACGCTGGGCCAGTACGTCGAGACGCTGTCAGCGATAACCCGGCTCACGGGCTACAAGGACCCCACGCGGTTCTTCAACCCCCTGCCCCGCGATTACCAGCCGCCACCCGCGCCTCCCCGGCCGACCCCGGAAGAGATCTACGCCCAGGTTGAGCAGATGAAGGCCCAGGTGGACGCCGCAGAGAAACAGGCCCGACTCGACCTCGACCGCCGGAAACTCCTGCTCGCCGAGGAACGCGAGCGCGACGCGCTGGCGGTGGACGGGTTCCTGCGGGCCATGGACATGGAACTCAAGTACAAGGTGGATGTGGACAAGACCGCCGTGCAGCGAATGGTGGCGGAACGCAGAGTGTCGGAATCGGATGTCGGCCTCTCACAGGAGTAACACATGGCAGAGCCCACGGAACTGGTCGCAACCTCGCTCGCTCTGGAATCCGCTGACATGGTCACGCTGGCCCAGTACGTCATTGACGAGATCGCGTCTATCGTGGCGGACGAGCAGGCCAACGCCGCCATCCTGCGCGACCTCGAACGCATTGACCGCGTGATGGACGACGTGGTCGCCTATTTCGGGGGCTAAATGACACGCCCCCCGGCTCGCGCCGCCCCGCGAAGCGCGGCAGACAGGATCGCGGACCCCACATGAGCGACGACCCCCTGAAACTGGGCCGGGACGCGGATCGGCTGCTGGCCGACGAGACGTTCCTGCGCGCAATCCAATGGCTTGAACAACGCTACATCCTGGACTGGCGCAACGCCAACACCCTGGAAGCACGTGAGGCTTGTCACGCCCGGATTTCCGTCATCGCAGACCTCCAAACGGAACTGCGGAAGATGGCGGACACGGGCCATTTCGAGGCGGCGGCGCGGAAACGCCGCGGCGCCTAACCCCAAGGAGGATCGGACAGTGTCCACACCCGCGCCCTCGGATACGGCCCCGAAGCCCCGAGTACTGCCGCCGGACGACCGGCTGCTGTCTCTACTTGAGGAGACCGACGCACCGGTACCCGACCTCACCCCAGCGGCGAGCCCCGAGCCCTCGCCGCCCAACGCCGAGTCGGCAACGGCCGAAACGCCACCCGACGAACCGACGGTGGACGCTCCCGTTTCGGAAGACGAACCCGCCACCCCGCCAGAACCCGTACTGTATCCCGTCGTGGTGGACGGGCAGGAAATGCGGGTGACGCTGGATGAGTTGCGGGCCGGCTACTCCCGGAGAGCGGACTACACGCGCAAGACCCAAGCCCTCGCCGAGCAACGCAGGGCGGCGGAAACCGAGGTCGCGGCGGCGCGTGAGGCCCGGGAGCGGTATGTTGACCGCCTGAACAAAGCCGAAGAGTTTCTGGCAGCCCAGATGGGACCGGAACCCAACTGGGACAAACTGCGCGAGGAGTTGCCGGACGCCGAGTTCACCCGTGCGGTGGCCGATTTTCAGTTGCGCGAACGCAAACTCGACGCCGTCCGCCGCGAGCGGGACCGGGTGGAGAACGAGCGACGCCAACTGGCGGAAACGGAACACCGTCGCGTCTTGGCGGCGGAACAGGAGAAACTGCTGGCGGCGATCCCCGAGTGGCGCGACCCGGCGAAATTCGAGGCCGACACCCGCACCCTCGTCGAGTTCGCCACGCGGACCTACGGGATGTCCGCAGCCGACCTGGCCGGCGTGACCGATCATCGCGCCGTGCTGCTGCTGCGTGACGCCAAGGCCGCACACGATCTCCGGAGGGCCGCGATGTCCAAACCCGCGCCCGCGCCGCCGATGGCCAAACCCGGCGCGGTGGTCCAGAAACCCAAGGTGTCCGGCGTGCAGATCGCCCGGGAACGCCTACGACAAACCAAATCTCCGCGCGACGCGGAGGCGCTCTTCCTCGCGGCAATCGAAAGCGGCGAGGACATTTGAAAGGATAATGTTTCATGGCGAACACCGTTCTCTCCACGACCTATCAGGCGCATTCCGCAAAGGGGCTGCGCGAGGACCTGGAGAACGTCATCTACGACATCAGCCCGACGAACACGCCGTTCATGTCCACGGTTGGGCGGGTGAAGTGCAGTGCCGTGCTCCACGAATGGCAGACCGACAGTCTCGCCGCCGTTGACACGGGCAACAAGCAGATCGAAGGCGTCAACATCACCGAGTTCGCCGCGGTCGCTCCGTCGACGCGGGTCGGCAACTACTGCCAGATCAGCAACAAGGTGTTCTCCGTTTCCGGCACGCTGGAGGCGGTGAGCAAGGCGGGTCGGGCAAGCGAACTCGCGTTCCAGGCCGTCAAGAAGGCCAAGGAACTCAAGCGCGACATGGAGGCAATCGCGCTGGAGAACATCGGCGCCTCGGCCGGCTCCACCTCCGCCGCTCGCCAGATGGCGACACTCGGGGCGTGGATCAAGACCAACACCAACATCTCCTCCACGGGGTCCGGCGATCCGGTTTACACGTCCGGGGTCCCGGCCGCCGCGCGCACGGACGGCACGACCCGCGCCCTGTCGGAGACGCTGTTCAAGAACGTCTGCCAGAAAATCTACAGCTCCGGCGGCGATCTCACGCTGGCGATGTTCGGCCCGATCAACAAACAGAACGCGTCGAAGTTCACGGGCATCGCCACGAAGTACCAGCAGTTCGATGCCGCGAAAGAGGCCCCGATGCCGACCATCGGCGCCTCGGACGTGTACGTGTCGGACTTCGGCACGATCCGCATCGTCGCCAACCGCTTCCAGCGGGAACGCGACGGCTGGCTCCTGGACCCGGAATACCTGGCCTTTGGCTATCTCCGGCCCTTCCACACGGTGCAGCTCGCCAAGACTGGCGACGCGGAGAACCGCCTGCTCCAGGCGGAATGGACGCTGGTGGTGAAGAACGAGGCCGCGCATGGGATCATCGCGGACCTCAACAGCACGGTGCAGTAACGGTTGACGGGACCGGCCCCTCCGGAGGGGCCGGCAGCCCCCGCCGGGGCGCGCGGCCCCGGCAACCCTTATGCGACGGCTCCTCGACGACGACCCGATCACCGGCACCCGCCAATGGTTCGTGCCCTCGGATGACGGCCGGACGTTCCAAATCGTCACCGAGCAGGTCGTCACCCCGATTCTCGCGGACAACGCCGAGCGGCGCAAGACGCGGGAACGCTGGGGTGACGGGCAGTTGGTGGCGCGGATTCCGAACGTCGTGATGGATGACCTGATCCACAAGGGCATCGCGCAGGACAACAGCGCGTTTCGCCGGTGGTTGAACGATCCGACAAACAAAGTGTTCCGACTTCGCGAGGGAAAGGTCTGAGCCATGCACATCAATCTGTTCAAGCGTTCGCTGACCGGGGCGGGCACCACCTACGGCGAGTCGGTATACGTCGAAGTGTCGGACTTCGTCGCGGCCAATGTGGTGACCGCCGTGAGCGGGACCCTGCCCGAGGTGGATGTCACCCTTCAGGATTCGCCGGACGGCAAGGAGGTGACAGACGCGAACGCGACCTGGTTCGACTTGCTGGCCTTCACGCAGGCCACCGCGGCCGGTGCCGAGGCCAAAAGCTTCATCGGCCCGCACTTTGAACGCGTCCGCGCCGTGGTTACGCTCGGCGGGACGGCGCCCGAAGCAACCGTGGATGTGACGTACAGCGGCGCCGCCGCCGCGCGGACGTTCTGATGAACGACGCGGATTTCCGGGAGCGCGTGCTGTCGGACCTCGCGCGGCTCGAACGCAAGACGGACGACACCGCCAACCAGTTGACCCATCTGATCGAACGCATGGTCCGGGTCGAGGAGCGGGTTGCCGTGCGCGCGGCGCTGATCGGCGCGCTGGTGGTGCTGGCGGGCTGGATGGCGCGAGTCGTGGTGGTGAAATGAGACCGTTGTTCGGTCCCGGACGGCGCGCCGCGCTGGCCGGGCAAACGCGGGCGGCCGTCTCCGCGGGGCCGCCGCACGTCACGGGCATCAGCCCCAGCGTGGGCCCGCTTGCGGGCGGGACAACGGTCACGGTCACGGGCGACTCCTTCGTGAACGGCTCCGGCCTGACCTGTACGGTCGGCGGCGAGCCCCTCACGGGCCTGACGTTCGTGTCGAGCACGAGCCTGACAGGCACCACGGCCGCGCATGTCGCGGGCTACGCGAATGTCGTGGTGACCAACCCGGACACGCAGTACGGGACGCTGGTTGGCGGCTTTCTGTACCAAGGCGAAGACGTGGCCACGCCCGTCTTCGCCGACAACTTCGAGAATCAGGCTCTTGGCACTTGCACCACGGCGCAGGCATCGGGACCCAAGGAGCCGGGCTACGGCTGGGGCGGCTCACAAGCGGGCGGCGGGGAAGTTGTTTGGAGCGACCTAGCCCACAACAGCACCAAGGCCCTCAATCCCCTGTGGGGCTTCCTGGGTACAGCCAACGGCACGCAGATGACCGTGACCGCAGGTTACGATAGCGGCTCTAAGGTTGGCAAGCAGGTCTACGTCTGCGACGAGGACTACCAGATTCTGGGCGGTCTCCGAACAATCGTCGGCCAGAGCACATCGAACATAACGGCGGGCACCGTTATCACCTTCGACAGCGACATCACGGGAGCTATTGGCTTCGGCAATATGGTTGGGGAGTATGGCCCGGCCAAGCAACGCGACATGTCGTTTGGCGACTTCCTGCCAGAATTCTGGGTCGAGTACTGGTGGCTTCCGCCAGCCCACTACTACCACCGCACTTATCCGGGGCTGGCGAACAACAACAAGTTCCTGGTCCTTTATCCCGACGAGTACTCCAGCGCTGACGAAGGTCCGT